TTCCGATCTCCTGACGGCGGCTGTGCTGCTGGCGGCTGGTGTCACGTTATTGTGGAAAAGGTCCCTGAAAGCCGCGGTCGGTGTCGCAATCGCCGGATACGGCATCATCGAAACGATCAAGGCCGTCAAAGAGCAGTGGGATAACGGCGTGACGCTGGGAAACGCCATCGAACTGCTGAAAGCCGTCGGCATCATCGTGGCTGGCTTGACCATCGCCTTCGGTCTGAACGGCTTCGCCGCAGGACTCCTGATTGGCGGTATCGCCGCCGCAATCGGTCCGATGAAGGAACTGATCGAGACGGGCGAACTGACCAAAGAAGCGTTCTGGCAGTTGGAAGGCGCTATCGCGGCGGTCGGCATCGGCTTGGCTCTGCTGACCGGCAATTGGATCCCCTTAGTGATCGCCGCTGTCGCCGATATCGCCCTTGCTGTATGGCAGAACTGGGACGAGATCCAGACGTATCTCGAACTCGCCTGGGGTATGTTGACGGCCTGGTGGAACGACCTGACCGATGACTTCAAGAAGTGCTGGGCGGTCGTGACGGGCTGGCTGAACGAAACCTTCAGCCGACTCGGTATGGAGCTCCTGAACTGGCTCACCCCCGCTTTCAACTGGCTGATCCAGGCTTATACGGATGTGGAAAACTGGCTCAACGAGACGGATCAGAACCTGACCAAATTTTTCGGCGACATCGGTCTGGGCATCGCGTCCGCGTTCGATACGGTCACTGGGCTTTTCGCCTTCGCCGGAACGGTCATATATGACACATTCATCCACCCGACGGCTGAGTTCTTCCGTGGACTGGGCGAGGATATCGGGAATTTCCTCTCCGATCCCGTCGGCGCGATCAAAGCGGTATGGGCAACCATTGAATTCTGGTTTACGCAGACTGTCATCAACCCGCTCAAGCAGCTTTTCGGCTGGGTCACCGACGCTGTGAGCGCGGACTGGAATTGGGCCGTCGGTCAGGTGAAAGCGGCGTGGAGTCTGGTGGCGACGTGGTTTGACACAATGCTCATCACGCCCGTCAGGAACGCCTTCCAGGCCTTTACGGACACCATCGGGCTGCTGATGACTGATCCCATCGGCGTGTTTGAACTCGCCTGGGGGCTGGTCGAAGGCTGGTTCCAGCGCACGGTCATCGATCCCGTCTTCGGCTGGTTTGATAATCTGGGACTGGACATCCAGATGGCCCTGAAGGGACCGATCACCATGATCGAGACGGCGTGGGAAGCCTTCGTGACGTGGATCGACGATAACCTGGTGAAACCCATCGTTGAAAAATTCAACTGGTTGAGGGACCAGGTGGTCGGGATCTTTGCTGGCATCAAACAATGGTGGGATGATAATATCGCTCCGCTCTTTGGTGTCCAACCTGAGGTTGATTACAGCGACCTGCCTGGTGTGACGGTCAGTCATGGCTTCGCTGCTGGCGGCTTCCCTGATGTGGGCGAGCTCTTCATAGCCCGTGAAGCCGGACCGGAACTGGTCGGCTCCATCGGCGGCAGGACGGCGGTAGCGAACAACGACCAGATCGAAGTGGGTATCGCGGAAGGTGTGCGTGAAGCCAACGCCGACCAGAACGCCCTGCTCCAGGATGGCATCAATTACCTGCGGATCATCGCCAGCAAGTCGAACCGTTATCAGTTTGAACCCAGCGTGGCGCTGGCGCGTACTGTAAAACGTTCCGAAGAGCTCCGGCTTCAGGCAGAGGGGGTGTGACGCATGATCGGTCCCGAATACCTCGGCAATATCCGCAATGAAATGGGCTTCATGGTCAATGGGCATCCGCTGCCAGACCCCGCTGTGTTCACTGGCGCTGTCAGCGACCTGGACACGATGGGCAAGCGCGACGCTACCGGCTACCTGCACCGCAACATGGTCGCCACCAAGCACCCGCTGAAGCTGGAGTACCACAACATCCCCTGGTCCCTGATCTGTTACATCTGCGGCCTGATCAAGGAACCGCAATTCGAGTTCACCTATACGGACCCCGCCGACGGTCCGCTCACCTTCGCCGCTTATGTCGGCGACCGCTCCTGGGAAGTGGTCATGGCGGGGGAGGGCAACGCGCATATCGGAAACCTGAAATTCTCCGTGATTCAGTACTGATAAGGAGGGTGCAAAGAGCATGATCAACGTGTCCAACGCTTTCATCACGGCTCTGCGGGCGGGAGCGCCACAGCGCTGGCTGTTCGCGTGGTCAGACGGCACCCTCACAAGCAATGAGGACATCAGCGTGGAGGATGGCGTCAGCTACGACGAAACGTTCTGTTCGGAAACGGACCTGACCGTCGGCCTGACCCCCTCCTCGCAGATGTCCTTTGTACTGCTGAACGGTGACCTCCGCTGGGTGGACTTCGCCTTCGGCTGGTTCACAGCTTCCCTGGGCGTTCGCATTGCCGTGGAGCAGGACGGCTCGGCTCCGACCAGACACCCGGTCCTGACGGTCAGCGGCACCACCCTGACAGTCAGCGGCAACGGGACGCTCGAAACCTATGAACTCTGCCCCTTCGGCACATTCTTCGCCGACCGCCCCGCCGTGGTGCGTAAATACCTGATCGACATCACTGCCAACGACCGGATGCTGCTGTTCGACCAGGATATGCCCTCGGACGTGGCCCTCGGCATCACCTACCCCGTCACGGCGGCGGCGCTGCTGACCGCCATGTGCAATTATCTGAATGTGCCAGTGGACCTGACCACCTTCACCATCAACAGTGGTATGACCCTGGCGTCCCGCCCGGAGGCCTTCGAGGGCGCGTCCATGCGCGACGTGCTGGGGATGATCGCCGAAGTGGGCTGCTCCATCGCCCGGTTCAACCGCAGCGGGGTGCTGTGCATGAAGTGGCTCAACCGTCTGATCCGCTCCTTCGACGAGCATGACTACACTGAGTTCGAGCGCACTGAGTACCAGACGGTCGCCGTGGATAAACTGAGCGTTCGCAATGCCGATTCCACCTCTGAGTCCGTGATCGGCACCGGCGACAGTCCCTACATGATCCAGGATAACCCGTTCCTCAATCAAACCGTGGAAGGAGGGACTTAATGGGACTGCAAGACATCTATGACCGCCTCCACGCTGTCGATGGCTTCCATCCGGGGTCCGTCGAGCTCTTCGATGACTTTCTGATGGAGGCGGGCGACATCGTGCAGGTTCTCTCGGACGGCGAGAGCTTCGACCTCCCGATCTTTTCCCAGCATATGGAATGGTTCGGCAGCATGATGAACACCGTCCAGTCCACAGGTAATAAGGAGCGGACCGCCCTGCCCCCGCTCCAGCGCCGGGAGAAGAACAGCAGCTACCGCACAGGCAAGCGCATCACCCGGCAGGATGAGATCCTCCACGGCTACGACACCCGCTTCATCCAGGACGAGCGCAACATCGGTATGCAAGCCTCGGCCATCGGCGTGAAGCTGGACGAGAACGGCAATCCGATCATCGGCGAGGACGGCAAGTACGTCTGGGACGATGAAAACGGCGCGGAAATCTACGCCCGCCTCCTGCTGAGTCCCAACCGCGCCCAGCTGGTGACAGCGCTCAACGACGGTCAGGGCGCTCAAATCAGCGGCTCCAAGATTGACCTCTCCGCGCAGGGGACCGTCCTGATTCAGGCGATCAATAACCGTCCCGGAGGGCAAAGCGCTGTTACCATTGAAGCGGACAAAATCGACCTGCGCGGTTATGTGACCACCAGCTACATCGACGCTGAAAAAGCCGTGGTGGACGCTCTGATTTCCTCAAGCGGCTACAGCGGGTCGATGTCCGTCACAGGCACGGTATCAGCCGGGACGGTAGCCGCCGGATATGTTCAGGGAGCGCAGTTATGGCTTTTGGACAATAACGGTGATCGGTATGCTCAAATCACAGATTCCGGCATCAAGGGCTTGCAAATCGTCCAGCCGCCGGAGGGCAGCAACGTTTATACCCTGCAAAAGCAGACCTTTCTGTCTGGAAATACATGGCTAGACGTTGGAACTTTTAGTCGCGCCACTTCGCTGCGCGGTGAATGGAGTGGCGGCACTTACACCGTAAGGGCGACACCGCAGGGCAACATAGAAAGCACGTCCCCTGTCCTGAAAGGGTCTGGCAACGGCAGTGATAATTTCGCTGTCGTGTTGAGGGAAACGGATTCGTCTACGACGGATCTGCTGTCAAAAAGAATTTATCTGAAGTCGGTTTCCGGTGCCGTAAATGCCTGTGAGAGCAGCGATGGAACCGGGATTCTCGCCACGATCCACGTATCCGGCGGCGGGGGATATACTCCTGCTGATATCCGAATCGGGAACATAACCAACGAAAGCGGAAGTCACAGTACCGGGGACGGCACCGTGCTGAATGACCTTGGTTCTGCCATCAGCCGTGCCGGAAGCCGCACGTATGTCCGCTTTATTGCTGACCTGAATGGCTATTCCGGTAGCGGCAAGGTTTACTACATTCCCATCAACTAAGGAGGCAACAATATGACCTTGGACGAACTGAAAGCGAATCTGAACAATGTCCGTGTTACACTGAAATCGGACGAGACAAAACTGCTGTCCGTGTTGGACCAGGTGATGGGGTGTGAAATGCTGGTCGAGCGCCTGATTGGTGAGGTGGACGCGCTGAAGAAGGGAGAGGACGTACATGCGGAACATCCGGCTGAATGACGGCACCGTCTACGCTGTGGACCGCTGCGGGGCGGCTTCGGCCCATCTGCTGATCAATATCACTTCCGGCGAAAACATCGCCGCCCTCGCCGTCGCTTTCAGCGACGAAACGAAAACAAAAGTCATCGAACATTTTTACGATGACAGTCCAAACGATCATGTGACGTTTGAGGGCTATACCGTATTAAATGCCGTCAGCGTCTCTGATACCGGCATCTCAATCAACCTGGCAAAGAAGGAGTGATTCGCGCATGGCAACGTTTCGGAAGGATTTCATCCAGGACCTCCGCAAAGATATGCGTGTTCGTAACGGTGGTGCAATCTTGTACACAGGAAACGAAAACGCCAACACCCTCACCGTAACTCTGTTTGATAACGGCGAAGCCTATTCCGGTGGCGGCACCGTCACCGGCACAGCCATCCGTCACGACGGTAGGACCGTCCCCCTCACCGGGGGTACTCTCACGGGCAACGTGGTGTCCATCACCCTCAACAAGGAGTGCTATAACGTCCCCGGCCCCCTTGGTGTGTATGTGGATGTGGTCACTGCTGACGCGACCACTACCGTCCTGAGTGTCATCTACTGCGTGATTGATACGGAAACAGACACCGTGGTCGATCCCTCCGGCGAGATCACCATTTCTGTCAACACGCTGATCAATCAGATTAATCAGGCCATTGCCACCGTTCCCGCCGTGGCCGACCAGCTGATGGCCGCTCTGGCCCCCACCTATGACCAGATCACCTTCCCCATCGATGCCGGAATGCAGCATTGCTGGTATAACGGCAAATTATGGGTCAACACCGTGGACATCGCTGCCTCAGAAACCTGGACCTCCGCTCATTGGCAGGAGACTGATGTGGACACTTCCCTGGCCGATTTGAAGGATGGGCTTGGTGACTTAAAGAGCGCTTTACAAACCGGAAATGAAAGCATCGAAAATGGAACTGAAAAAATAACTAACAATAGGATGCTCGTATTCAAAAATGGTGCATACAAGTCGGCTGATGCAACTCCGAAAGTTGGTGAAGCCGTTTCATTTTCAAATAATTCTGCTTTTGTGTGTGCTATTTCGGAATGTACTGTGGGCGATACGTTTAATGTCCATGTATATGGTGCTGCTGGAGCATATAGAGCATATTATTTCCTTGATGCAGACATGAACATTTTGTCACTTTCGGGCGCTTCGTACGAACTTAACAGAGATATTTCCGCTCCTGCAAATTCAGCATTTGTTGTTTTTAACAATTATTTGCCATCTATGGAATCAGGTTTTTATGCGTATAAAAAGGGAGCGAACAGCATTGATGCGAGATTGACAACAGTTGAAACAGGAGCCGCGGAAACGGCATCATTGGTATTTACCCATAAAGAAAACGCAAACGTAACATTAACCGCGTCGAAAGTTGTTACAGCCGCGAAGGTCGGGGACAAGTGGACAGATAAAGTCATTGATTCTGGTACATATAGCATTATTGCGAACGGGCTTGATGTTTCGGCATATAATACACTTGATGGGTATATCATTGTTAAAACCGCAAGTATCGAGAGTTCTGGCGCACAATATGGGTTTACAGACGCAAATGATAATATATTGTTCGTTGCGGCTAATAATGCGACATCAACAAATGAATTTGTGCGTTTCAATGAAAACACGGAGAAATATGAACTTTATATCAAGGTGCTTGGAGACAAATTTTTCTACTCAAATAAAAAAACCGTAATAAATACGGCAGAATTTGAACTTGTAAAGATTGCACCGTTCAATAATCCGTTTTTCTCGCTGTCTCCTGTATGGTGTTCTGTAAAATATGTATCTGCATCAGGTAATGATGCAAATAGTGGTAATGCTCCTGCATTCCCTTATGCCACGATTGCGAAAGCACTTGCGGAGGGCGCTGAAACAATATTTGTTGCAAGAGGAAATTATACTGAAAAAGTCAATGTTACAGGGAAAAAGGTTAATATCATAGGAGATAACGCGACTTTTACCAATACAGGCAACAATTTGTATTTCACAGATTGCGTTGTGAATATTCGAGGCATTACGAGCATTTGCACAGGCGAAGCTGGTACGACATTAAACGGATTCAGATTTATCCGATGCACGGGCAATGTTGAAGACTGCACCGCCATTGATGCTCCATATATGGGTTATAGAATTTCCGGGTCAAAAATGACATTTAACCGTTGCGTGGCTCAAAATGCCGGTGTGGACGGATTCAACGGGCATGATACTTCGCTTGATAATGACCAGTCAGTTATTTATACGTGCGAATGTTCATTTTATGATTGCAAAGCTTTTGGGTGTGGTGACGATGGTCTATCATTCCACGAACACGGGAAAATGTTTGTTATCGGTGGAGAATACGGTGGCAATGTCAGTACGGGCATTGCTCCGCATCAATGGTGCGAAGCCGATATTCGTAATGCCTATATCCACAATAACGGTGCTAATGCTCATTCGTCTGGTATTGAAGCAATAAACCCGGACTATACAACCGGAGACAAGGCGAGAGTTATGACATACGGAAACCTTATTACGGGGAATGGGAAGTATGGTATTGATGCGGAAAACGATATTCTGATTTCTGTTGGTGATAAGTTTGCAGATAATGTGTCTGGTACAGTGAACACAACAGGAACAGGGGCAGAGGTTACAGTATATCCGTAACGTAAATATCACCTTAAGTTACGAAAGGAGGTCGCGCAGTGAGTCCCTTGCACCTTCTCTGGATTGTTCCTTTGTGCGTAATGATTGGCATCTTCCTGACGGGTCTGCTCCGCTCGTCCGGCAGTGAAGACAAATGAAAAAGAGGGGGCTATTCCCCCTCTTCTTCCTCCACATACTCCAGCAAGTCCCCTGGCTGGCAATGGCAGAGCTGGCAGATCACATTGATAGTCTCCGTATTCAGCGGTGTGCCTTGCCTGATCCGGGTCAGTGTGGATTCCGGTAGGATGCCCTCTTTCCTGAGTCGATATGAGCTCCAGCCGTTTTCCGCGAGTCGTTGAAGAATGTCATGGTATATGATCATTCTGACACCTCCCGGCACAGGATATCACACTCCGGCGAAAAAAGCAACACCCAAAAAGGTGTTGACATATACACCCGATAAGGTGTACAATGCTGCCGGAGGTGAATCATATGGCAATTGAATCTAAAGCAGTATTCCTTCGGGAACTCGAACAACGTTTATCTACCGTCCTGACTGCCGCAGACATGCAGCGCACCCTCAGTATCGTGTCCGACACGCTGGCACCCTTCGCCATGCAGGTCACAGACTCGCTGACCCCACAGGGGGATGATCTGTTGGAAGCCTTCCTGAATGCCCTGGAGGTCGAGGGGCGAAGCCGCAAAACGCTGGACCGTTACCGTTATGTTATCACAAAGATGTGCAAGGCGCTTTCCGTCCCCACCAGGCAGATCACCGTGTACCACATTCGCCGTTATCTGACGGACGAAAAGAACCGTGGCATCGCCGACAGGACGCTCGAAGGCATCCGCGAGGTGCTGTCCAGTTATTTCAACTGGCTTCAGCGTGAGAGTCTGATCAATCACAACCCCACCGCCAACCTGGGCGTGATTAAGTACAAGAAAAAGCAGAAGGATGTCTACAGCGACGCTGACCTGGAGCGCATGAAGTTTGGCTGCAAATCCATCCGTGACCGCGCCATCGTGTGCTTCCTCCGCGCTACCGGCTGCCGTATCAGCGAGATGTGCGGCCTCAACCGCACCGACGTGGATCTCGACAGTCTGGAGTGCAAGGTAGTCGGTAAGGGCAATAAGGAGCGCACCGTCTTCCTGGACCAGGTTGCCGCCATGACGCTTCAAACGTATCTCTCCACCCGTCAGGACGCCCTCCCGGCCTTATTCGTTGGCAAGGGGACGGAGCGGATGCACCCCGGCGGGGTCCGCAAAATGCTGTGCGAGCTTGGCGAACAGGCCAACGTCACCCACGTCCATCCACACAAGTTCCGAAGGACTACCGCCACAAACCTGATCCGTCACGGAATGCCCATCCAGGAGGTCGCCATGATCCTCGGTCACGATAAGCTGGACACCACCATGCAGTACGTTGTGCTGGATAAGTCAGAGGTCAAGAATTCCTATCTCAAATTTGCGTAAACAGAAGGAGACAGAAAGCTATGATACAAGCGCAGACACTGATTGATAAATTCAAGATCCCCCTGAATGAGGGCTGGGGCTACATCTGGGGCGCGGTCGGCCAGGTATGGACCGAAGCCAAGCAACGCGCCGCCACCCGCGAAATGACCAAGAAATACGGCGCGAAATGGATCGGTAAGCGCGTCATCGACTGCTCCGGCATGTTCTATTGGGCCTATAAGGAGCTTGGCTATTCGATTTATCACGGCAGCAACACGATCTGGAAGTCCTACTGCTCATCCAAAGGCACCCTGAAAGACGGCACCCGCTCCGACGGCCAGCCCATCAAACCCGGTACGGCTGTGTTTTTGTACCGCGCATCCGACAACTGCCGCCATCACATCGGCCTTTATATCGGCGACAACACGGTGATAGAGGCCAAAGGCACCATCAACGGTGTGGTCACGTCGAAGCTCTCCCACTGGGACGAGTGGGGCGAGTTGAAGGATGTTGACTATTCCGGCGAGGAAGGAGATAAATACATACCTACACTCAGACGCGGCAGCACAGGCCCGGACGTGGAGCTGCTCCAACAGGCGCTTAATAACTGCGGCTTCGGTCCCCTGACCGTTGACGGTAAATTCGGCTCCGGCACTCAGGCCGCGGTCAAAGCGTTCCAGTCTGCCAACGGCCTGACCGCTGACGGCATCTGCGGGCAGCTCACCTGGGCTGCGCTGCTCGACGAGGACGATCCCGAACCCGTCCCGGTCCCGGAAGACCCGGATGACGATCCTGATCAGGACGTCCCGTCCGACCGCGAAGAGCGCATCGAAGCCGCTATCGGCTATCTTAAAATGGCGCTGGAGCTGCTCTCATGATCAGCCCGTGTAAGGACTGCCCGGACAGATCCGTGGAGCCAAACTGCCACATATCCTGCTCCAAATACCAAGCCTACAACGCCGAACGAGTCACTATCCGCGAGGCCCGCCGGAAAGAGGTCGAAAATAACCTTTTCGGTCGCCCAGCTCTCCAACAGCGTTTGAGGGATAAAATCAAGCAAAAACAGAAAGGAAGAAGAAGACGATGAAACTCAAATTTGCCGCCGATGTCCTGCTGTCCCAGAACGGGATCGTGACGAAGTGGAGGTGAGTCCGGTGCCAGAATGGATCGCCAAATATTGGCTCGAATGGCTTTTCGGTTTAGTGGTCACCGTCATCGGGATCGTTATCCGCAAGATCAATATCCGGGTGAAGGAAACCAGCGCAAAAAACGACGCTATCGAATTGGGCATTCAGGCCCTGCTTCGCGCTCAACTGGTAGATGACTATAATCACTACATGGCGAAAGGTGAGTTCCCAATTTACGCCAGAGAGTCATTTAACCAAGTTTATAAGCAGTACAAAAAGCTTGGCGGCAACGGCGTGATGACGGACCTGCATGATAAGCTGATCGAACTGCCAACCCCTGTCGAAAAGGGCTGACACTTACGACCAAACAGAAAGAAAGGAGTATACCACCTATGACGAAAGAAGATTGGATCAGGAAGCTCACGTCCCGAAAGTTTTGGGTCACCGTCTGCGCGTTCGTGACCGGACTGCTGATTTATTTCGGCAAGACCGCCGAACAGGCCGACCAGATCGCCGCGCTCATCATGTCCGGCGCGTCTGTCGTGGCCTACATCATCGGCGAGGGCCTGATCGACGCAGCCCGTGAAAACGGCGACACGTTTGTTGTCGATCCTGAAGAAAAACCACCCGAAGCTGAATAACTGATTATTCCCACAGCCCCGTCGAAAGACGGGGTCTTTTTTTTATTTGAACTCTTTTAAAAAATATTTTTATATAAATTACAAATAACTATTGACATTATATAAACTCTGTGCTAAGATAGAATTGTTCCAAGGCACCGAACAACAAAAGGAGGAAAACAAGATGGAAAAGCGCTGGTATCTCATCGACGATGCTACTCATTCACGCGGACAGGTATTCGATGACCAGATGAACGCCAAGACCCGTGAGGAAGCTGAAGCAGAACTCAAGCGGGCATGGGACCAACTGACTCCGGCAGAACAGAAGCATCGTGACGCGTTCTACGCCGGATACGCTGCCCTAGACGAGGACGGCTGTGTGGATTACGACACCATGACCGACATCATCACGATCAAGTAAGAGGGAAAACATCATGAAGAAGATCATCAACGGCAAACTCTACGACACCGACACAGCAAAGTTCATCAGCGAAAAATCTTACAGCAACAGGCGCGATTTCAATTACTGGTGCGAGTCCCTCTACAAGAAGCGTACCGGGGAGTACTTTCTGCACGGTGAGGGCGGTCCCATGAGCCGCTATGCGCGAACGGTCGGGCAGAATGAGTGGTCCGGCGGCGAGGAGATCCAGCCGCTGTCTCTCACCAAGGCGAGAGAATGGGCCGAAGAGAACATGGACGCGGATGATTACATGGCTGAATTTGGCCCGGTCGAGGAAGATGAATCCCGCACGACCCTCTCCGTCAGCATCGACACCGTTACCGCTGACCGTATCCGCAAGGCCGCGCAGGAAGCAGGGATGTCCATATCGGCGTTGATAGCGTCGAAGTTCTGATTGAATGCCACCAGTACAGTGGGTGTATCATCATGATACGCCCACTTTGCTTTTCAACATATCAATATCAGCCCCATAAACGCCCTCAGAGCGAGTTGATGACACAGGCAGTCCAGTTGATAGGCTTTCGGCAGAAACGCTCAGAGGTGCATTAAAACGCCGTTAAACGAGTCCTGATGATTCAAAAAATATTTTTCCCCCAGGTTGCCAAACGACCTGATTTTGTCCTGTGGTAGGTGAATGGGAAAGAAAATTTTCCGGGATCCCATTCAAAATCGCGATTTCCTGCCATTTATAGCGGGGAAGAATAATTTCTCCGAAAGCCGGAAAAACGTCCCCTTTGGCTACATAGCAGACGAAGGGAGAAAATTTTTTCGGGAAACCCGGAAAAACCCTTCCTCAACTGTCCGTAAGTGGATGAGGGGAAAACTTCCCTCAAAAATCAGGGTGACGGCCCACGTCAGAAAGGACTATCATGAAAAACATCGTATGTGAGGGCAAACGCAGCAAGTGGGGAAACCTGGTCATCGGCAGCTGGGACAAGGAGCGCGGTCTGCTCTGGTTCCGTTTCTGGTGCAAACACATCCCAGGTCATGAAGGCGAAGCCATGCCCGTCTTCAGTACCGACCCCTTCGACGCGCTCCAATTCGTTTATCAGGATATGGCAGAAAAGACCAAAGACCGTATCGACGAGATGTTCCCCGGCAGCTATACCTACTTCGTTGCTCCCGCCGCTCTGGCTCACTCAAAAGGCGGTCAAAACTTCCTAAAATTCATCTACAGCCTAGACCCGGAAGACGAAACCGATGGCGATGAGGACCCCGTCGAAACGTCTGCAACCTTTACCGCGTCACGTTCGGAAGACACATGACATTGTTATTAACCGTGTTATTAACCGCACGGAATTTTAGGGAATAATAGGGCATTTTTCTCGAAAATCCTGCCCAAAACTAAATGCAAAACCCCTTGTTTTCACAAGGGGTTTCAGCGCGCGCCCTGGGGGATTCGAACCCTCGGCCTTTTGATTCGTAGTCATCCAAGATATGGCTAAAATTCAGGGCTTTCGGCTGAAATGTTATTAACGTGTTATTAACCGAAAATTACTTATTGGAACTGATCCGTGATGGCCTTGAGGTCTGAGAGGGTGGAACTCTGGTAGTGCTTTCTGGTGGTGGCATAGTCTGCATGACCCATCAGGGAAGCCTTGTCCTTATCAGCCCCGGCGGCGTTTTTGATCTTATTGGAATAGGTGTGGCGGGTAGAGTACGGTACCTTACCAATGATGCCCAAGGATTCCGTAAGGGGCTTAAAAACGTGTTTATTGAAGTATTCTGTCGGCATCTTTGAAAAGCCTGTGAATTCTCCCTTGCGGTTATAGTCATAGCGGGGGAAGAGCAGGTCGGTGTTCTCCACAGCGAGACGCTTCTTGATGATGAGGACGATGTGCGGGGGAACGGTGACGGCACGATGTTTTCCGGCTTCGGTCTTGATGCCGCCTGTGATGTACGCTGTACCGTCCTTTTCCTCGACATAATCTGATTTCAGGAAGCCGAAGAATTCAGTCGGGCGATGCCCAAGATAGCAGAGGGCTACGATATAATCGGCGTATGGGTCCTTGCCGGAGCACTCGATCAGGGCCAACTCCTCTTCTGTCAGTGGTTCATAATGAGTCGTTTCATCGTCGCCGGTATAAAGACCGTCAGCGCAATTTTTAGCGATTTGATCATCGGCGATAGCGTACTTGAAAACAAGACCGGCAATGACGCTCATCATTTGTTTCGTCCTCTTACCGCAGGAACATTTGTCGATACAGTCCTGAAGGTCGGTGGTGCTGATGCGGTCGATCCTGACGTAATGCAGTGACTCGAAGTGTTTGAAAGCGGAGCAATATCCTGCTAAAGTTGACTTGCCGACGCGGGATTCATACGCAGTTTTCCATAGCTTGAAATCTTCGATAAAGTCCTTCGGCGGGTGAACGCGCAGCTTGCTCTCATACAGCTTTGAGATGTAGTTGATGGCTTCCTTCTTGGTCTTGAAGCCGCCCTTCGTCTTGTAGACCGGATTATGTCCGGTTTTATTGTCGGCGGGGACGTAATGGTCCACCACACGGGCGGTCCACGTCAGGCCGCGCTTATAAACGTAGCCGGTGCCGTTGGGTCGTTTAGCCATATGATCAATCACCCCGCTGCTAAGACGTAACGACTGACAAGCTGCCCCAGGGAGAGGATATCGACCTTTTCCTTGAAATAGAAACGAATCTTCAACCCGTCCGCGAAGACGAGGTAAAATTCCCCGTCCGGTATCATCTCGGTATTGTTTGCAGTCTGAACGCTGTAATAGAGGATTTTCGAGTACGGCAGCGATGTGAAAGTGATCTTCTTCCGCATCCCGTCCAGGTGATCGACCGAAATGATGCGTCTGTCTGTGAAGACCAACTTATCGCGCACCGTGACGAACGCCGACTGGACTGTCTCGCCTGGGAGAAGCAGCTTTTCGACTTCTCTGGTACCTTCCTCGACGGATATGGGCTTCAGCTTGAAGGTGAGCTTGCTTGTCTGAAAATCAATCATGGCTGTACACCTCATCATAAATGCGGGTGAATCCGACTACCTTACCCAGGATACGCATGTTATCGAAATCGGCAAAGCGTTTATACATGGGCTTGTAAGTCGGGTTATCACTGACCAACAGGAGTCCGTCAGATTGCTTATAAACATGTTTAACCGTCGCCGTATCATCCAGCAGGACCACAGCGACCTGACCTTCGTAATCCACGTCCGGCTGCTGACGGATATAGACCACATCCCCATCCAGATAAGTCGGGTCCATACTGTCACCCTTGATGATCAGCGCGTAATCTGCCTTGACCGGGGAAGGTACATAGCTTTGAAAAGATTCCTCCGCAAGAATGGGTTCCCCGGCTGCGACCGATCCGACCAACGGGACGTTATAGGCTGGCATATTCTCAATTTTCATCAGCGTATCGCTGAGTTTGACCCGCGTCTCTCCGTCGATGCTCCTGATCAACTGGTCGAGCGTCATGCCCATTTCTTCGGCGATCACCTTGACTTGCTTCAGCCCAGGAACGATAGGTCGCCCTGTCTGTGGATTGGCGTTTCTTTCCAGCATAGCGATATAACCGTTGCTCAACCCACATTTCAACGCGAAAGCCCTCTGAGATAAGTTATGCTCAGTCCTATATCTTATGATCAGTTCCCCTAAAGTCATGCCATTCACCTCGCTTCGACCTCATCATAACACATTGATTTTACGCTTTCAATAAAAAAAATAAA